AACTAACAGATTTAAAGGGAATTGCGCAAAATGAAAGCGTGGAAAAATATACTTTTGCAACAATAAAAAAAAGACTGTAAATGTATTTTGGTGTATTTCAATATGCACTAATACCGTCAACAGCCTGCACTAAAATTGCAAAAATCATGAACTTAATTAAAACAAAACTGTATCTTGATACAAGAGGGCTTGAAGATTGGCAAGAAGCTCCGTTAAAGCTTGCTATTAATTTTAGTCACCAAACGGCATTGCTTAGCCTTGGCTTCCGTTTCCGTTCTGAATTTTGGGATAAAAAGCGGTGTGTGTTAATTAATCACCCTGAGCGGACAATATATAACAGTATTATATTAAAAGCGAAAATGAAAGCAGAACTTACGCTGCGAACAATGATAGACGAAGACGAGCATCTATTGTTGCACAGTGCAACATATATTAAGAATAGGTTAGCTGAACGACTTGACCCTGTTAGAGAGCGTGAGAAAAACTTGATATATCCACAATACTTACGCTATATCGAACAATGCAGAAAACAACGTACAAAAGAGATTTATCAAGTAACACTGAACAGGCTTAAACAGTTCGACAAAGACTTTGAAAACCGTCTATACACAGATGTTAATGCAATATACCTTACAAACTTCGATAAATACCTACAAAAGAACTCTCATTCTGTTAATGGGAGAAGCATTCATTTTCGCAACATACGTGCAGTATTTAATTCTGCAATCACAGACGAATTAACTACATATTATCCTTTTAGACAATTTAAAATTAGGTCAGAAACAACACGTAAACGAGCGTTGCCGATTGCAATATTGCGCAAGCTTATGACGGAAGATGCAGATAATTTTAACGAACAAGAATTAATTGACGCTTTCCGTCTGTCTTTTTTGCTTATTGGTATCAACATTGCAGATTTGTACAATCTTAAAGAAGTTGAATACGGTCGAATAGAATATGATAGAGCAAAGACAGGTAGACATTATTCTATCAAAGTAGAGCCAGAAGCGCAAGTGATTATTGACAAATACAAAGGTAGGAGTCGTTTATTGTGGTTGTACCGCAGGTTTATTAATGCACATCGTGCAGGAATGAGTATTAATCGTGAAATAAAACGCATTACTCACAAAAAAGACATTTCTTTGTATTGGGCAAGACACAGCTGGGCAACTATAGCTGCACAACTTGACATTCCGAAAGAAACGATTGCACACGCCCTTGGGCATGGTCAAAATACTGTTACAGATATTTACATAGATTTTGATTTACGAAAAGTAGATGCTGCAAATCGCAAAGTAATAGATTTTGTACTGTATGGCAAAGGGGAGGGCGTAATATAAAACGCCCTCATAAATTATGCAGTTATACCGTAATAGTCATAAGCTCGTTTGCAAGAGCGTGAAGACCTTTTGCAATTTTTTCAACTTGCTTTTGGCGAGGTTTTGAAACACCTGACGCATAATGTGCAAGCTGTTTCTGGTTAATACCTGTAATTGTTTGTAAAGCAGCAAAAGAAAAAATTCCACGATAGTATTCTAAAAGTGACCGAACGTCAAATTTATAAATAATTACAAAGTTGCTGTCAAGTATATGGGGATAGGTGTCATGCTGTTCTTTAGCGCACTGAACGTAAAACTCAATACTTTCTTGCACCTCGTTTTTAAATTCGTCAAAACTTTTAGACCCTGTAACAATCCAGCCAGGCAATAAATCACAAGTGCAACAGTATCCTGTCTTAGTAATACCTGTGTGCATAATAACTTTATTCATAATTATATAAATTTGCGAAGCCTCAAAAGGGCGAAGTTTAAAACTTCAACCCTGATTGAGACTCAATTGACTTGAGTAAAAACGCACAAATAACATCACTCTTTTTTCCGTTTACAGTTACTTTTCCTTTTTTGGTAGGGTGTTTCAACTGTCGGTGACTGCCTTTTTGTGCCACAATGCGCCAGCCGTCTTTTTCTAACGCATCTAAGATTTGCGATACTTTTTTATTGTTCATGAACTGCATCTTAAACCCTTTGCAAAAGTAGTAAAATTACTATTAATAGCCAAGAAAAAACACGAAAATTTTCTTATTGTTAAGGATTTTTGGATTACCCAAGGTGCAAAACTTGATTACGCTTTATTGTTCGCCCATCTTGATAAGAGATGTGTATCCACTTGTAATTGTATTCGTCAATTATCTGTTTAACGTGCTTTAGCTTACCGTTGCGCATCAGATTAACAGCAATGTCAAATAGTTCTTTGTTACATGCAGGCACGTTAGACAATGTGTGTATGTCTGCTGCACAGCCAAATTTGTGGTCAGAATTAGACGCACCGCCAACGGCCCGATTAAGCACATCACAACGATAGGCACTACTCACAATAATTGGCTTTCCGTATGCTTCACGCAACGGCTGTAGAATGTACTCACACAATAATCTCAACTTCGCTTGCACTTCTGCTGGTGGTGTGTTATTTATCTTTAGCCTGCTCGCTGTTTCGCTTGCGGTAAGTTCTTCTAATGCAAAGTTCTTTGTTAGTATCATTTTTTCTTGTCTTGTTTATTGCAGAATACTCTTTAATTGCTCATACTTCGCTTTAATGTCTTCATACTTAGCCTTAATGTCTTCATACTTCGCCTCAATGTCTGCGAGCTGGTTTTTTAAATCGTTATTCTCTGTTTTTTGCTTGTGCAGCTCGTCTCTAAGAGCAAGGTATTCTTCTTGCATCTTTCGCACTTTCTTGATTTGTGCTTCAAACCGTTCTTCTTTCTCTTGGTTGTGCTTCTCAAGTGCTTCTACTTGCTGACGCAATGCGTCAAACTCTTTAAGGTCAGCTTCTGCTTTGTTAATTCGCTTCTCGTTTGACCGATTGGTCAATATGCGATACAGCCATTTAACAAACTCATATCCTCCTAAAGAGCTAATAATCGTTACGATTGTGTTTGTCATATCTTTATGATATTTAAGTTAATAATTGTCACAAAGATACAACAATTAAATTAATAAAAAGCATAGTCTATGCAAAAAACTATGCTATACTTTTTAGTTGAGTTTTTTCTTTGTACAGACTATTTTCCTTGTTTGCACATTTAATTCGTTCGTTTTAATGCAAAAAACAGTCATAAAGGTCTCAAATGTGCTTTTTTCGTTCATTGTAATAAAGTTGCATGTGTACACATGTAGTCCCAAATTTTGGTACATGCAGTATCATTATTCCAGTCCTCATCAGCAAACCAAAACAGATGCGCCATCTTTAAAATATCGCATTCGCAAAACTCTTTACAAAAGTCTGCATAAGTGGCGTTATACGCTACATATTTATCGTAATCAGTTACATCAACAGGGAATACTTGTGTTGCAGTTGCTTCTTTAATTTGTTCTATTGTCCAATGTGCGCCCTCACGCTTCACGCCTTTTGCGTCCGTGTAACATAGTTGGCCTACATCATAGTCGGCAAACTCCGCCTGATAGTGTCTGTCATACATAATGCCGTGCTGCTTGCGCATAATGCGCCAATACATCTTCGGGTTGTCACGCTTCAAGCATTCCATCTCCTTGCCCATCAGGGCAACACTTTCCCACATCTTCTTTTCGCTCGCCAAGCCTTTTGCCTGCGCTGCCTTTATCATCTCTTTGTAATCCATATCACTTACAATTAGGACATTTCATTCTTGGCACAGGCGTAAACGTACCCCTCCAGACTATCCGTCTGAACGTAAACGGCACACCCTGCACCTCTTTCTTTATTTTAATCTCTTTATTTTTTGCCATAACTTCTCATATTTGTACTGCGCACACATGAGCAACAACACAAACCAGTTACTCGCGTATGCAGCAATTATCGACAACACGACATCAACAACAATGCCACCGTCACACAGCACCGACAATGCCGTCAAAGTACCCCAGAACGTAGCACACTGCGAACAGCTCGCAATCTTCTTAAACACAGACAATACTGCATCAAACAAACCCAAATGCACCGACAAGGTAGCTATTATCATTGATGCCGTTGCTGTCGCTAATATACTCATCACGTGGTCAGCGTTATAGTTACAGGCGTGTCACTCACAAACGTGCGAGAGCATGACTGACAAGGTGGTTTCGGCACAGCATTGCTTGACGCACCTACTGTCAGTGTCGCACCCGTAATGGCAGTGGCACTAAAAGCAGGAACAGCAAAATCTTGCGAAATCATCTGCGTTCTCGTTGCACAACAACCGCAACCACAAGGCATGTAACTGATAGTACCCTCCACGTGTATGTTAATCAAATACTGGCTCGCTCCTACATTCTCAATGCTTTTCACCGAAAACTTAGGCGCAAAGACAGGGGTCTCATCACAACAAGCCGCACTACACAGCTGCTGCGTGATATTCACGTCATAATAAGGGGCGGTTGCCGAAGCTCCCACCGCCAACGTGGCATGTATTATAGCAGGATTACTTCTCATAGCTTCTGTTATTTAACAAGTTGATAATTGGTATCAGTCTCTACAGGCAGGTTCTTAGACAGCAGTGCATCAAGCTCTAAGATGTCAGCCTCCTCAAATGTTATTAGTCCATCTAAAATTGAAAACGTTCGCTGTTGCTTCATTTTGTCAACTATAGCACGGGCAGTCTTAGGTATTGCCTCGTCTGGAATACCCTCAAAATATCGGTTCAACATCGGGGTAACAAGACTGTTGATAATTGGCTCTACAAAAGGCTGAATGTCCGAAGCAAGACTATAACCACTGCCGACCATGCCCGAAGCCATCAGACTTGCTTGAGCAGACTGCATCACAGGCAACTGCAACAACTTCGTTGTAGCCACCTGACTAATCGCCGGACGTGCCCAATAAGCAACTACCGTTGCCAACTTTTCTGCATTGCTGTACATAAACCCTCCTCTCTACTATGAGTTGCAACCGCAACAGTTACTCTGACAGATGTTAGAAGAAGGTATGTAAACCTTAGTCACACTCGCCAATGAAGCCACTTGCGATTTCAGCACGTCAATGTTGGCGTTGGCTGCTGCATTGTAGGCCATCTGCTGAGCGTTAATCTGTTCCTGTGCCCTTCGGTCAGCTTCCATCTTGTCACTCACACGGTTAATCTGCTTCTCCATGTTGGCATACACCTCCACTAACTTCTTGTCGGTATAACTCTCACTCTCTTTAAGAGCCAAAGCCGAACTGCACTTAGCCAACTCCAAGTCCTTGTTCTGCAACTGCATCGACATATCAAGCTCGGCCTTGGTAACAAAGCGACTGTCAGGAGCGTTCTGCCCCACGTTCGGAGCAACACCGCCAAAAACATTGCCACCAAGCAAAGCCGTTGCCAGCCCTGCAATACCAAGCCCAAGAGCAGTGTTAGTCTTGCCGTTAGAGCCTACAGAATAAGTACCGTCATTTGTTTTGATTTGCATAACGAAAAATTTAATTGGTTAAACGATTTAATTGGTTGTACGTACATAGGCAAAGGTCATAAATTAATACCGTGCGTACAAAAAATTATTCGGTGCAAATCGTTGAAATAAGTTTGTGATAAGTTTGTTTTAATGTTGCCACAGCTTATTTCCCACGCAGAAAGTAAGAGCGAATTTACTTTGCAAATAAAAATACACTGATACTCAATTAGTTGCGAGCTTGTTGAATTTTTGCAACAAATAAGATTGCAACATTTTTACAACATTTCTGCTGCAAAACAACTTTCCATAAGTCAGAAAAAGCCAAATACCCCAATTGTCTGACTATCATACCTATTTTTGGCTTGCTTTGTACTTGGTTTGTATATCGTTTACAACACGATTTTTAGCCTTACTTTTTCAACTTTAAAGTTGGAAACTGCGTGGGTCAGAAAAATTATTCGTAACTTTGCAGAGTAATAAACGAGCAAACAACATGGCAACGAAAACACAAGTTGAAAAATTCCTAAAAGACTTTAAGATAAAAACAAAAATCTGCGGCCTGTTGTTTCGTGACGATAGAGGAAAGAACAAAGAAACGTTACAGCAGTTAGACCTTGTTCCTGCCTACAGAGAAATAATCATAAAAACACTGAAAGTAGAAGATTATGTAGACGGCCCTGTTGTAGACACCTTAAACAAGGTTGGCGAAATGTGGGTTTTTGGAAAAGATTATAAACAACGAGAGATTTATATTAAGATAATGCTGGGCCGTTATAATTGCCAAACCATTTGCATTTCTTTTCATATAGCAGAATACCCACTTCAATACCCATTCAAATAGAGAGGAGGCAAAAATGAAAAATCCAATCACAGGCAACAACTTAAAGCAAGTCTACGAACAAGACACATGGAATTTTCGTGGAGAGACATTTAGCTATATTCGCACTTGTTGGGAAGATGAAGAAACCAAAGAACGTTTTACCACAACCGAAAGCGACACGGCAGGATATAGGCAAGTTACCAACCAATTCTGCGAAAAGCATGGCGTGCCATACACTGACGAGATAATTGCCTTACGTCAACGTTACGGCATAAGTGCAGCTAAAATGGCTTTACTTTTAGGCTTGGGAACAAACCAGTATCGTTTATATGAGCATGGAGAAGTACCAAGCATATCAAACGCACGGCTTATAAGTAATGCAACAAACCCGAAAGTAATGCTTGATAATGTAGAGCGGACAAAACACTTGTTAAAGCCGAATGACTATGATAAAATAAAACAAAAATTGCAGTCTATTATTGACAATGAACCCAAATATAAATTTGCACTCTACGACACCAATAGGATTTTCGCCACAAGGCGTAGCAAAGAAAACGGATATGCCCCGATTTCTCTTAAACGCCTTGAAGCACTTCTTGTAACTATTATTGCACAATGTGGAGAGGTGTGGCAAACAAAGATGAACAAACTATTGTTTTATGTTGACTTCCTCTCGTATAGAGAAAGAGGTATGGCTATATCTGGCTTAACTTATAGAGCCATCGACTATGGACCGGTTGCAGAACGTTACCAGAGAGCTTTTTCCGAATTTGACAGCATACAACAACAGCCACGGTCTATTGGTAATCACGAAGGCGATATCCTGACAACTAACGCAACCGCCAACAACGACATGTTCAGCCCAGACGAACGCACTATTATTAACCAGGTGTGCAGCAAGTTCAAACATATCACGGCTTCAAACATTTCAGATTTGAGTCATTGTGAAAACGCATGGAAAAAACACGTCTCACGCAAGGAGCGAATACCCTACGAAGAAGCATTCTCTTTATCTGCATTATAATAACCATACCCAAATTAACACGCAAGACCCGACAAGCACCAAGGCCAGTCGGGTCTCGAAGCAAATGTGCATACACATCTGCATAGACATATTGAGATATTAGCTATACTCCGCCCTCGTCGTTGTTTACCTCGTCCAGAATATCTTCCAACCCCGACAAAAACGACTGCGCACGCTTCTCTAAAGCCTCGTCACCTTCGGCCTGTTTGAGGTAATTGTCATAAACCTCCTCGATGTCATCATTATAATGGCGCAACGTGTCAATATAACAACCCTTGCTTATGTCCGTGCGCTTGCGCCAGTTATCCTTGACATAACCCTTCAACCTCTCCGTGGTCAGAAGGTACAACTTATTCTCCATCTGCTTCATGCCTGCCGTTTCGTCCACATTCTTGTGCCACTCCTTAATGTCTTTCACCCATTGGGTAAACGGAATGACCTCGGCAAACCAGAACAATTCCACCTCTGCCAACACTTCCTTTGCTTCGTCCTCCGTCAGACTGCCTATCTCCTGCAACATTACGGCCGAATCGGTAGAACCTAAATCAGTCTCATAGGCGAAATAATCCTCTAACTCCGAACTCAACACAAGTTTTGCCCGAAGCTCTTGAGTGTTCCAGAAACTGTTCAAAGCACTGACAATATGAAACCACGTATGTGCGCTAATCTTGGCAATAGCTGACGTTCGGGCCGTCACATTGCAAGTGGTCACAACCTTATGGTTCTCCTTGACATAGTCACACATCTGGTCAATCACGTCTTTCAGCAGCATCACATCAACACACTGCTTCGATGCATCAACTTCTTTTGTCGAGTCAAAGAGACCCTCCACAAATCTTACTGCAATACAACTGCTGGTGTCCTTCACCTCCCACAGGCAACCACCCAGCGGGGTCAGCACATAACGCTTCTCCATGTTGCCCATCTGCGCATACTGCCTCACTGCATCCCATATCCAGTTAATGCCGTTCTTCTTAAACAATTCTTCCACGTCTGACGGTACTTTCCACGTGTGGATAACACCCTCATAACTTGGACGACCTCCTTTTTTCTCTGCCATAATCTTTAAGTTTTAGTGTTTTTAGTTTGTTGTTTTGGGTTTTAATTGTAATTTTGTCTTTACAGCGCAAAGATAGTAACAATTTTAATTAAAACCAAGCTTTCGCCCCTAAATTTACAGTAAAACCATGTTTTATTCCGTCCACCCCATTGGCGGAATAATAAAATTATACAACATGAATGATAAAGAAAAGGAACTCAACCGTATAATTGATATAGTGGTTGAGTGTTGCGACATGGCAGAGCATGGCGTAATAACAAAAGAATTGCTCCTTAGCGGAAGCAAGAAAGAAAACATTGTCATGACACGCTGCATACTGGTCTATGAAGTCGTTAGAGCTGGATACACCATTACTACGTGCGCCGAACTCTTAGGCTGTACCACACAGACGGCACGTATGCTAATGACCAAAGACGGAGACTTTCAACGCTCATCAAGGGCATACCGACTGGCCAAAGAAGAAGCCACAAAACTATGTGACTCCTTTACGGAGTAACCTGCACATCTTAACGGCCAAGTCTGTACATCAGACCCACACCAACATACGGGGTGGGCTTGAAAGTCTTGTCTATGCCGTAACCCACCTGTAAGCCTACCCCCCAACGGCCTCTCTCCCTCACCGTCCGCCTCTCGATAATCGTCCTGTGCCTCACGCTGATGCTGTCCAACCTCGGCTCATAACCACTCACCCACGCCGTGTAATTAGTATCTTTATATACTTTTTGCACAATCGGCAAACTCACCTCAACCGTATCGACAGCCCTCAACGTGTCACACTGTCTCACCGTGTCCACCCTCGTCACGGCAAATCTCCGAGTAACATAGCGAGTCACAACGCTGTCATGCACAATCGGACACCTCACAGTGTCACTTCTGTAGACAGTATCTGCCCTGACAATCTCTTTGCCTCTCCCGATGCCAACATACCCCACACCAACACCCACAACGAAAACAGCTAAAAAAAGCAGAAAAAAACAAAACCACCTCATTGTATCACTTGATTATTTATTGTCAAACACCATCGGCCACCTCGCTTATCACACGGGTAAACACGTCCACAGCAGTCCTAATTCTGAAGTTTCTGACGTGCGGTACTCTCCCCGAACCATAATCACCATAAAAAGAGATATCACATCTGCCTTCTGTATTATTATTTATAATTGTCGGAATGAATCCAATCTCATAATGCTGCCAATCTGTTGTAAACTGCAAATTGGTGATTGGTATCGAGTATCCGTGGTCTCCCTCTTTCAGTATGTAAAAGCGCATTTGCCCAGCGACCTCTGACCTCCCATCAAACTCTACCACATACCGCTGCAAGCCATACTTCTCAAAAATTGACTTCGGGTTACCAATCATACAATACTCTTTCTGTGTCATTTGTGCGCCAGTCCATTCTTGATTTTCTGCATTCCAAAATTGATTTCCCACACTGTTCGTCATCTGGTCAGTTACGTCAATCACCTTTTTAACCTTAGCAATATCCCTTGCAATAAGAGGTATCAGAGCCGATATACTCGCAACAGGTGAATTAGTATTATCATACCAAATTATCAAATGCTTCTTGGCTAAATCTGCCTTAATAGCATCAACATCACCCTTACCATCTTTTTCCCAATGCTCATAGCCAGCTGGCGGTTTGCCTTTTGCCCAAACAATAAAGAAATATTTGTTATTAACTCCGACCCAAATAAACTTACTGGAGACGCCTTTCTGTGTAAATCCAAAATAGTTACTATAATGAGCAGCACGAGTTAGTTCACTTGATAGACAATCTGCCAACGCAACTCCAGCCCAACCTACACCAGAAGTATACAAAATCCAATTCTCGCTCCCATCTAATTCCAGCCGACACTCACTTTTCACACCCTTACAGATGCGACTCACCGCCTTAGCCTCACCATTTAGTATCTTCTTAATCATATTATATAATATGTTGTTTTCTCGTCATAAGTAGTCAATTTGTCAAACTCTGCTTGAGTGCCAACCCATTCTTTAGGTACAGACAAGTCGGCTACACCACTATTCACTACAGAAGCACCATTTAACTTAACATCAGTTACTGCATTAATAACTAATGAGCCATATTGGTCTGGTGATGCTACAGCACCATTCAGAGTTACACTTTTAGCATATATAGGTAGCATAATAGTTCCTCCTTGTGGTACAAAGGCTTCTCCTCCTTCTGTCATTATCTGTGCTACAAAACCTCCCAAATCAACATTACCGCTGTCATTAGGAGTAAAGGCATTATCATTGACAGTGATAGAAGAGATTTCACCAGTACTTTTCGGAATTGTTACAGCACCACTTTCATTAGGCTCTAGAAAGTTACCATTAACTATTACACCCCCTAATGGAGCATAAGTTACATCTATATATCCATCACTATCTGGCAAATATTTAAACTTACCTACAGCACTCTTTAAGCCTTTAGCTACAGCCATATCACCCTTGCCCAATACGCTCTCGCCGCCCACGGTCTTGATGTTTTCGCCGCTCTCCAGCATAGGTTGTTTTGCAGCTGCTTCACCATAAGCAAGATTAGCTATTTCCTTTATATTATTAAGTGCATCAGTTAGTGTACAGCCTGCCACTGCAACAGCATCTGATACTGTGCGAGGATATACAGTCTCGCCATTTTTCTTAACAGTATATATCTTTGCCATATCAAATTACGCCAATAATAAATCCTACATAATCTGCAACAATGTCTTTCCACTCTGTACTACCTTTGCCAGACAACTTATCATAAGTTTCTTTGCCCACAAAAATAAGAGTCATTACAAGCAACAACCCTACAAAAGGTATTATGTGTGACAACAATGCAGTCACAGTAGCAGATACAACAACATGCAGCAACTTGTCTTTAGGCACTCCACACAACAGTTCATAGCCTCTGTTAATGTATTGTGCAAGTAATTTAATGTATTTCTCCATATTATTTATTAGTTTTAATTAGTAGCAGCAACAATAGTTTCCCACTCATCATACTCTACCTTTGATGCAGCAATAGCAGTTAGATAAGTTTCACCAAGTTCAGATATTGCAGTAGTGTTAGCATTTACCTCTCGCTTCAAAACACTTATTGACGAAGTATTAGCATTAATGTTGGTAGTATTTTCCGCAATGCTGTCACCAAGTGTTTTCTGTGCATTCTGTAAGTCTGTTTTAGTAGCATAGGTAGTACCTGCGTCAGTTTTAGTAAGATAAGAGTTAAGAGCAGAAGTCTTTGCATAACCAGTCAATACTGTAATAGCAGTAATCTTACCATCTGCATCAATAGCAAAGTTTACTGCACCATCAGCAGTAGAACCACTATTAAGAGTTATTGCACCCTTTTTACCACCAATACTATCTACATAAGTCTTACCCTCTACAGTGTTTAATCTTGATGTTATGTCGTTTAACTTGTCCTCTGTAACACACGTTTTCAGTGTACTAATTACGTCTTTTAACGTGTCTACAATAATGTTAATTTCGTCACAACCAAGCTGGGTTTCTCGGTCTGTTAATTCTATTTTATCATATTTTTTTATGATGTCATAGATAGTTTGTATTTTCTTTTCCATATCAGTCTGTTTTAATCAGGATTATCTATATTGTAATCAATTTCTGCTTGTGCATTACGTATAAGCCATTGGCAGTGTTTTTCGCTTTCCGTGTTAGGTATTGCTAACAATTCAATAACGCCATAGCGGAACTGAAACGACACAACACCACCAACAAAAGACGTGTTGCTTGGAGTTTTCCCTTCAATTGCTTCATAGGGAGCATAAACAACTGTGACTTGGCTATCAGTAGTTTTAGGCTTGTTGTTGCACAATAATACGTGCCTACCAATCTGTGAAGCGTCTGTAGGCAACATCAATTCTTCTGCTACATATTCAGACGGAAAAGACAAGAAGAAATCCTTTGTTACATTCATACGCACGTTCCAAATACCAGAATAATTATCGTATGTAGACGATATTATAGTGTTACTTGTTTCGTTGATTATACCTTCATCAACATCAAGGTACAGACGCTTGAATGGTGTACGCAAACTGTTTTCGATTACATTACTACCTTCTTCAACTGTTCCTTTTATTTTCGCATTATTCGCAATAAGCGTTCCATCTTCTGTAATGTGAGTGTCACCATTAATAGTTGTGTAACCCTCTAACGTAATCTGTTCGCCACTGAGCTTAACAATAGTTTTTCCTGTTGCGTCTTCTGCAAGCACGCCTAACGTTGCGTTATGCACTTCGTTGTTCTCGTCAACATAGCTCGCATACATGCTAACGCCTTTTCCGTCTAATGACGTGCCAAAGCCAACATTTACAACTTCGTACCTAAATTGAAGTGTAGCCTTGTATGTTTTGTAACTTATAGTAATATCAAACGAATAACCTTCTTTAAGGTTTGCAATAGATGCAACAGTCAGTGTTCCGTTATTAACTGACACGGTACAATGATTTATGTCTGCGTTATGCGAGATTGCAATGTTCTTTGCAGGGATTTGTTCCTCACCGTGATATAATATCGGCTGTATTGCAATTTTTTCATAATTGGCATTGTTGTATGTAACGCCAACAAATGCGCTTGAACGTGATAGACTTGCAGAATATGCAGGCTTACCGTCAGCACCGTCTGTTCCGTTAGCACCGTCTGTTCCGTCAACTCCATTAGTTCCGTTTTTACCATCTTCGCCTTTAATTTTAGACCACAAATAATCTTTTGGGTCGTTACTTGGCGTGCTTGTTGTCTTGTTGTACGCAATGCCAATATACGCTTTGCCTTGTGGATTTAAACTAAATCCGTTGCCTGTTCCATCGTCTGCGTATGCAATCCAAGTAAACAGGCTTGCACCATCAACGCCACCTTTAATAATTACAAAGCTTACAGTCGCTTTAAGTATTTGGTTGTTCGTTGTGCTTCTGAACTCAACAGTACAATAGCCATCGTCTATAATGTTGCTTAACACCAATTCTCCATTGCTTAACATTGCAGAAGCTCCTGTAATTTCTGCAACAGATGCCTTAAAATTGTCTGATACGTCTGTACCTCCGTAATAGACGTGATATCTGCTTGATGTTATATATCCATCTTCAATTTGTCCGTTGTCATTTGCAGGTATGACAATAGAAGGGTTCTCGAAGTAACATGTATATGCGCCACCATCTGCACCGTCTTTGCCTTTTTCAACAAGAATTTGCCAATCGGTATTAGTTTTGCTTGGAACAGAATTTGTGTTCGCTCCTGACGTGTTGACACACAACCACAATGAGCCGTTGTAAGTTACTTCGTCATAATAGTTGTAACTCTTTGTGTTGTCATACTTGCCACGGTTGTTTGGTATGCGTGATGTTTCGCTATCTGTAACAAATTCAAACGATTTCGCACGAAAAACATTTCCGTCTGGTGAAATTTGTGTTGCCAAGAACGGTGTTATATTGTAATCGTTGATACCGTTGTATTGTAATATTGCAGGACTGTTGTCGCCTGATGTTGTGAGTACAATTACATTACCCCTTGATGTGTCTATAAGGTTGCCCATTTGCACAACAACATCACCGCTTTCAGGCTCACCAACAGAACCGTCTACAAGAGCTTGTGTAACATTGATATATTTTCCTTTCTCATCTTCTCCAACAGAGACTACACGCCCGTAATAGTTTTTGTTGTGTGCATTATAGTTCGTTCCTTCTTCAACGTTGAATGTCTGGCAACGTACAATATCGCCAACAACCCACGCATTGGTTGTAGACATTGTTCCATCATCTGCGTTAAGATAACAACGATACATGCCATTTTCGCCTGTCACATGCTCAATTGTGCTTGATGCAGCAGACAGTACAATGTTGCCACCTACAGACGACAATTTGCGTATTTCTAATTCAGAAAAGACAGCTTTAAGTCTTACTGTAAGATTATCAACCTCAAGTGTGCTTTTGCCGTTGTTGTTATACAATGCGAAGCCTTTACCGCCAGAATAGGCATCACCGCTCTTGTAGCTGTAATCAACTAACGATAACGCTTTAATTGCCTGTAGATAAGTTGTGGAAAGTACAGTTAGTTTGTCTGCAATTGTTGCTTGGCCATTCACAAACAAATCTTTTCCAATGCTTAGTCCGTACGGTGTCACTTCGTCACGCAATTTGCTTATGAAGTCGTTCCAAACCCTGCGTGCTGATAATACGTTACTGTCAGTCCATTCTGTGTTGTCATTCGCTCCAATAACGTACAATTTCGGACAATTACAACCGTTACCGCTAATTCCTGTAAACGTTTGACCTTTGTACACAACGTTTTCAACTTGCTTGCTCAAATCGCCAAGACGTGAGTATGTTGGTTTTTCGCCAATAATGTATTTAGGTGCGTCATACGTAATGTCCATCTTGTATTCGTACCCCAATACACGACTCTCACGGCTTCCATCGTTAAAGAATGCACTATTGGCAAGGATTACTCTTTGTCCTAAATCGTATTCAACTTTACGGTTGCTTTTTTTGTATAGGTTGTAGGCAGCACGACTTAACATTGTACATTCGTATGTGTTAGGGTCTATTTTGCTGTTTTGTACATATTCTTCTGCGTATTTCTGTAGCTCTTTTTCCGCTTCTGGAACATAGCTATTGCCTACATATTCTACGTCGAAGTTAAGTAACACATATTCGTCACCTACATTAGGTTTTAAGATTTCATCAGGCAAAGTTCTGCCGTATGTGTCGTTACGCACAACTTCAAAACATTGCTTTCCTTCTTCATCGCTTGAAATAAACGTTGCATCAAATTCCATACCTGACAACGAGCCAGAAATAAAGCGTATTCCCAGCGTCTCACCTTTAATGATGTATTGCCGTTTAAAGTCTTGTTCTACGCTATACACACGATAAGCGTAATGTGCTTCTCGTATATAACTACCATCTTTTTGTTCTATTTTGTCGTACAATGTACGTGTCTTAATGTTAGTAATAACACTCTCACGCTTTGGATAAACATCATCAAAAACAACAACTGCTTCAACAATGTTTTCAGGGTGTTCTTCCAGGTTTTGTTCTGCATCAATATACCCTTTTGTTTCGACTGGTAGCATAAGGTGTTCTTCTACAACGCTCGTAACAAGTAAGCTGTCATATTCGCTTTCCCACCAAACAGACGGAACTTCGCTTTTATAAAGGTTGTTAACTGTGTACGTACTGCCTTTCTTTGTTTTTAGACCGTTGTTAAGTGTAATCCTTTTTGTTGTAGGTACAAATGTTGCAGTTCCGTTTGTTCCGTCAGATAGGGTAATTTGTACTTCTTGTGCCATTGGTTTCAAAACACGCATAAGCACGTTACCACGTACCTTGAATGCAAGCTGATAATCAACAGTTGTATTTTCCTTGTTTTTTGGCGTTAATGCAGCTTTAAGACGCATCTTCTTAAGGCTCTGCCCAGAAGGTACAAATACAGAGTATTCTGATACAAATACAGTGTCGAAAACTGCGCTTGATATATCTTTAGAATAAACAATGTCTGAATGCAATGCTGACGATATATTAATCTCTTGTTCTGTAGCATCACTAAATGTTGCTACAAGTGATATTGCCATCTGTACACTTGCAAGCCCACTTGTACCGATTACAGACCAAGAGAGCCAATTCTCATTTGGAACAAATTCTAAATATTGTCCTGATGTTACATTTTCTACTAATGTAATATCGTCTATTGAAGCTGTTTTACCTACTTCGCCAATTATCGTTTTGTTTGCCAGCTCTAATGTTGTCTCTTTGTAGCGTTGACCACCTGTAAACGCATTGTCTTGTAGGTAATCGTAATCAAGTGGTTTGCTGTTATCAGTAATGTCAACTTCACCTCCAGCAACAAATGTTAAGGTTTTGCGATAATAAGAGGGTATGTTACGTGTAGAACCAAACGCATATATACGTGTAGCATAATCTGTCGCACTTGCTGATGATGTAATTGTCTTTAAATTGTTTCCTATTGACATGTTTACAAGTGCAGTTTTTTTATATAATTTTCCAACGTGTATGACGTTGTTGTTAATCCACCACTCGCAATCCCACATGTCGCTGTTGCACATCATGTTCAACGCCTCAATGATGTTAGTGTTAGAGTAAGTAAGTACTTTTGCTTCCGCTACGTCTTTAATGTCGTTCGTGTGTATGTAATAAGATATATCAGTGTCACCTGTTCCTGCAAGTCCGTTGTAATAAAAACTGTTTGCAGTGAGGTTTTTTATGATAATATCCAGATGTTTGTCAAGCGTTGCTGTATAAGACCATGATGCCTCGTGCGAGCCGACCTGTGGTGCAAATCTGAATATGCGTTTAGACCATGAGAGATACCACGCATCAAGCTGTAATTCATATTTGTACGATGCTGTTTCTGTATTGTATGTAGGTTTTGTGTGCGTATTACAGATATAGCGTTTGCCATTCCATTCTGCATAGTCACCAAGCACAAACAACAAAGGAGTAGACAAAGAGAAAACTAACTTAATGTAGTCAGTTGTGCCTATTTGTCTGCTGCAAACAGAAGATGCGCTTAATGTTACATCTATTTTTGGTTTTCCTTGTGCGGTGTATATTGTTATGTAATTACTCATTTCTATCTGTTGGGTTAGGTTCTATAAGTTTTAGCGTAAATTTTGCAATGCCTCGCATGTATTGAGCGTATTGAGTGCATGATTGGTACAAGCATTTATACACTACACCGCTTTGGAATGACGTTTTAACATTCAGTTGTACTTTCTTCAATTCTTGGCAAAACATGCTGTGCTGATTAAAAAAAGCTTTTTCTGTTGGTGCAGACATTACTAACGGCAAAGTGATAGAACGTTCTGTTACTCTAATGTTGTCTACTATGTAATCTGTGCCGTTTTTCAATCTACAATCATCTGACACAAATGTTTTTATGCTCGTTGGGGTCATTAACGCACTCAATCCGTCTGTAGAAAGTGATATTCCCCACTCTGTATAAGCGTCTCTATTGTTAATAAATAATTGTCCTACAGGCATAGTTTTACAAATTGTTAGTGTTTTGTATTAGTCTGTCTATTTTTTCGTTCAGTTCTCGCAAAGGCTTCGTGTTTGTAACAACATCACTTAACATGTTGTTTGCAAGTGCGTGAAGTGTGCGTATATCGTCAAGTATTCCAACACCGTTAAATATTGTAACATTCATGTCTACGAGTTGTGCTAAGCTGTTCTGCATGGCTGTTGATATGTTCTCGTTAGATACTTGCAAAGCTGTGAAGCGACCGTTTAACTCACTTGCTGTGTCTTGGTCCATTGCACTAAACCCTTTTGTCGTGCCTTGTTGAGAGGACTCTGTATAACCAGTTATCTGCGCAATGTAATCACGTTGTTTTTGTGCAGATTTTGCCATTTCGGTATATTCGTTCGTTAGGTCTTTTATTTGTGTTTGCGTCAAATCTCCGTTTTGGTCTTTAAGATAACCAGCCATTTTGTCGTACCATGCTTTCAGCTGCTCCTGATACTTGTCTGCAACAAAATTACCCATTAAAGCTTTGTATATCATTTCGCTTGCATTATCCGAGAAATCTTGCACGCTGCTATCCATATCTGACAGCATGTCACGGAAACCATCATATACACTATCAAAAGATATTGAAGTGAGCTTTTCTTGTATTTGCTCCGTAATTTCCTTCATGTCATCACCTGCATCTGCTATAGCGTTCCAATATTTTTCCCAATCGTATTTGCCTGTAGAAACAAGCTTATCCCATGTAAGAGCGTCATTCGCACGCAATGTAGACATTTCTTCTGAAGACATTTTGTATATATCATCAACGCTACGTATGTCTCTGCCTACAACTTCTGAGATAGCATCGTAATCTTCTTGCTTCAACGCATCACGCAAGTAATGTGTGTTGGAATGGTGTGATTTATGATAGCCCATACGGTTTACAAGCTTCTTCTGGTTTAGTTCTTCTTTTTTCTGAGCTGCTTCAAGTGCTTTCTGCCCTGCTTCAATAGTCTTGTAACCGCCTTTGCTGTCGTCAAGTTGTTCACGTAATTTATCAAGAGCTGTTGCAACTCGTTCTAATTGTTTATTGAGTCGTTTTTCTTCTTTTTCTACTTTGCTTGCGTTTCCTCCACTACCAATCCAGCTGTGAAATCCGCCAAGCGTTATTGAATTAAGAATACTATCCAATCCTTTTCTTACAGAAGACACTATTTGTTCAAGAAATTCACCTGACAAAATGTTTTTCAGCAAACCAGAAACCGCACTAAAAATACTGTCTATTAAACCGCTAATTAATGTGCCGATACCGTCTTTTAGTATGTCTAATATAGACAATATTGCACCTATTATCTGTGAAATAAAATCAGACTTGCCGCCAAAAACCTTAGCAAGTGCATCTGTAACGCTTTTCTGCGCCTCGTTAGGTAATGATTTCCACACTTGCGAAGCACTGCCACTTGCAATAGCTTGTGCAACGTTTTGCACACCTTCAAGGCTTTTTGCAAGACCTGTTGCAGATGTTTTCAAGTTTTCGTTTGCTTCTGCTTGCTCGTTGTCTGCATTTGCTTTATTTTGGTTTGCATTGTCGTTATCTGTCTTTGCGTTGTCAAAGTTTTGCTTTGCCGACTGTATGACTGCCGAGTTACCTGTTTTTAACGCCTTATTATATTGTTCTTGTGCATCTTGCAAACGTGCAAATGTTGTTGCAACTTGTTCTTCTGCGTTCTTAGCCTTAATTACAGCATTGTTGTATGCGTCTAAATCAACTCCAACTTTTTTGAAGTTCAATTCTCTTAACTGCCAATTTAGTTTGCTTTCTGCGCTATTGATTGCGTCATATATAGCCTTTTTTTCTTCTGTGCTTTTGTTTGCGAAACCCTCTGTACGAGTGTATGCACGTAATTCTTTTAACGCATTTTCAAGCGGTTCTTTAATCATACCACCCAATTGGTCGAATACACTTGCAAAGTCTATGTTTTTAAGCATATAGGCATTATCTTTGTCTGATAACGCCTTTTGTTTTTCACGTTGTAATGATTTCTTTTCGTACTCGTTATTGCTTTTCGCTATCTTTGCATCGTACAATTGTGCAAGTGCAACACGTTGTTCTTGCATGTTGCCGTATTCTTTAAGGTAGTTGAGCATGTATTGCAAATCTGCTTCGTTAGCCTCTTTAATCTGCTTCTCGTATGCTTGACGTGCTACTTCATTGCGCTTATCCCACGCTTCCTGCTCTTGTGAAGTAAGCTGAAAATCGTTCAGAGTTTTGCCAAACGTTTTACCTTTCTTTGCCCATTCTGGATTATTTTCCTGCCATTCTGCAAGAGCATCGTTGAAACGTTGTTTGCGTATGTCTTCATATTCCCTGCGCAAGCTCTCCAATGATTTGTTGTACTCGTTTAACGCCTTTTGGGCAGATTTGGTTTTTCCTTCTGGAAGTAATGCCGTTTCAGCGTTTTCAATCTGCATTTGTGTTTCAACTTGCTCACGCTGTTGCTTAATCGTGCGCTCAAATTTGCGTAATTCTGTCTGTTGTTTTTTACGTGTTTCCTGCTCACGCTTCGCTTCTGCTCTTTGTTGTGCTTGCTCTGCCTTTTGTTTCGCTTTTTCCGCTTCTTGCTGTTGTTTATACGTGTCTTCAGGTGTTGTTTGCTTTGGCTCACTTAATGCGCTTGCTTGTGCTACCTGTTGCCGATTGCTAAAGTTAATGCCCATTAAAGGAAATTGTTGTATTCCTTTATTCGCTCCACCTTGGAATGCAGATGCAGTTAACGGTTTGTTTGTAAAATCAAGCCCGCTGAATTGTGACGCATCAAACTGCATCTTACCTTTGCGATAATTAACAAGCACATCAATAGCCCACGGCTTGCCACCGTTCTGTATTAATGTTGCAAGTGTTTCTATGTCAGCAAGTACTTTATCATAATTTTCAATTTGGGCCTGTATTTTTACGTCTGTTGGATTTTTCGCCAGCTCTGTTTGCAGTTCTGCCTTTTTGCGCAATATCGTGTTACGTACTGCATTCATTGCTGTTGTTGCAGTTGAGCTTAACTTTGCAACTGACGCACTTCCTTCACGGCTGGGTTCTGGTATTTTTTTTATTGCATTAAGATACACATCAACTGCCTTTTCGGCATTTATGTAATATTCTTCAAGCTCTTTGGATTGAGGTATAAGTGCTTCGTGTAAATTAGCGTCTGTAATATCCTGCTTCATTTGCGCAAGATATTGTTTGTTTCGAGACAACACAGCTTCCCATTGACTGCTCCAATTTCCAGTCCAAATGCTCATGTCTTTATTGTATATATCTTGCAAAGAAAAAGCTGACCCTTGCAAACCATATTGTTTGTCGTATTTTTTTGCGTATGTAGCATTAGCTCCCCAAACAGTAACACGGTCATTTAATTCTTCTACAGGTTTAAGTTGTAGCAAAAGGTCTTGAATGGCTTTAATCTGGTTAGCACGTTGTTGTAACTCTTGTTCTTGGTCAGACTGGTTAATCAACTTTTCAATGTCGTCTTGCGACATGGCTTTTAATTGCTCTATGCTGTATTTAGCAAAAATTCCACGTTGTTTTATGAGGTCTTTATACGCCTTTTCTTGTTGGTACAACGTTTTGTTTTGGTCACGCAATGCGTCTATAAATTCATTTGTCTTGTTACGTGCTTCCGATGTTTTATTGTTGTAATTGTCTATCTGTCTGTTCAAAGAGTTCTGTGCTACTTCTGCATCGTTGTTAGCTGTAACAAGTTTGTAGGTCGCATATACAAGAGCCGTGATAGCACCAACGACCCACATTACAGGATTAGCAAGCATTGACGTTGTAAGAGTTTTCCACGCACGTGATAACACTTTAAGGCTTGCAGCTTGCATTGCTTGGGCAGTAGTACATTCAATAGAAGCTATTTTTGCTAACGCCATCTCGACTCGTGTAGCTTCCATAATTGTTTTGTGTATCTTCATTACTGCATTTGTTGCAATAATTGTCGCACGATACGAACCATACACTATAACAAGTTCTTTGATAGCATTAACAAACTTCTGTGCCTCACCAGTTTCAAACGCTTTGTTAATAAACTTCACAACGTCTTTCAGCGAGGCGTTTACGCCACCCACTAAATCTGTCAGCAAGTTTGTGATGTTGTTTTTTAGAAGTTTCTGTTGTGCGCCAAGAGTGTTGCTCATTTTCTCGTATGCGCTTGATGCAGAACCTGCAGAATTACTAATATCGTTAAGGTCGCCTGCAAAAAGCTTCGCACTGTCACCACCAAGAGTAAATACTGCACGCATAGCACGCACATTACCTAATTCTGCCTTTAACGCCAAATCACTGCCGTTTGCTGCATGTTCTATCATTGCAATGGCATCAGCGAATGAGCGAGAGCGAAACGCACCATCACCTAATGCGCTTGTTCCTGCTGTTATTACTGCATTAAGTTGAGTTACTGCATTTGCTGTCTGTACGCCCTGCTTTGTCATTGTTGCAATAGCAGCCAACATTTCATCAAGGCTAACTCCGTAAGATGCAGCTGCAGGTGCTACGTTAGCAATGCTGTGTGCAAGTTCATTCCATGTTGTTTTACCGTTGCGCACAGTCATGAACAATTTATCGCTTACCGCTTGCGCTTGGTCTGCACTCATGTGATACGCATTCAGAATTGTTGTAATAGCGTCTGCGGCTGTCGCTGTATCTGTAACGCCACCAATAGCAGCCTTTGCTGATTGTTCAAGAATATTCAGAGCGTCTGCGCCATGATGCGATGCACTCTCTATTTGATATAACGCTTTTGCGCTTTCAGTCGCTCCAACTGGAATTTGGCTCGTCATTTGTAGAACCTTGTTAGAGAAGCCTTCCATGTCACCAGCAACTTGTGACGATATTGTTGACACTTCTGTCATAGCTTTCTTGAAGCTACCTATCTCGCCAACAAATTCACGTACATATTGCGCACCTTGCTGAAAAGCAGTAAAACCTAACATTGACTTGCCAATGGAAGTCATGCTTGCTGTTATTTCTGTAGCTGTCTTTTTGACTGATTTGCCAATGTTGCTAAATGAATTGTTTACAGCATTATCAACATTACTTCCCAAACCTTTCATTTGAGAAGCCATGTTCCGAAAAGATTGTTGTGTAGACCTAATCGCAGTGTCTGCTTGCTTGTTGTCTACAGATATTACAAAGTTTATGCCTTTTTTTGCCATTGTGCTGTTATTTCCAATTCATTGCCTTTATGCGTTCTATGTTTTTAGGGTCATCTGCTCTTAATGTTTCAGTTCCGCTTGGTGCGAAACAAACTTTCTTCCGTTCTTCGTCTGTAAGATATACTGTTTGGCTTTGGTCTGCTAACATTAATTGCAAATTGATGTAGCTTATGCCCCACACGACATAATCGTAAGTCCAACCGTACCGTTCACATGCTCTGTCTATAAGTTGTCCGTACAAACTCTTACAGCCAAAGGAATATGTGTTGTTATCGTTTTTTGCACGCAATACGCTTTGCATACGTTCTGTTTCTTTGTTTAATCCAATATGCTTGATATATGTAGACAAGTCATCACTTGTAAGCACAACAGTTAGCACAGATGCAATGTCTTCGTTTAACGCATGACGCATTATGTATTTTGCTGTTTCTTGTATAAAAGTTTCGTTAAACACATTTTTTTTGCTTTTTGCGGTCAAAATTGCTATCAAGCGGCACACATTACGCTTGTTTTGCTTTGTTAAGAGCAGTGTTGCAAGTTGTGAATTGACGTGTAATAGTTCTTTATTGATGTTCAAAGCCTTTAATGTACGACTAATTAACTGCATTTTCCCTAATGTAATAGGGTAGATGTAGAATGTTCGCTTGTGTAAAGTGAACACAGTAGGACGTTCTAACATCGCATTAGAAAGCATTTCTTCTGTTATGTGTGCAGTATTATCCGTCATGAGTTAGCGTTATGCGTGTCTTTTGTTGCAGAAGCAGGACTTGAACCTGCGACCTCTACCGTATGAAAGTAGCGAGCTACCAACTGCTCCATTCTGCGAGAAATGCAATTCTAACCTACCGAACTGCAAAGGGGTGTCTTTCCACACGTCACACTTTAAAAACTTGTAGATGTACACAGGTTATTCAAGCAAATTTGAAGTTCCGTCAAGCTCAACAAACGATGTTGGCAAATGAGTTGAACCATCAATGGTTGCTGTACCCCATTTAATTTGGTCACCTGTACTTGCCCTTAGTGCATCAAACTTGTATTGTATCATGCCACCGTCAGCAGAAGTATAGCTGTCTGTTGAGTGTACGTTGCTGTCTTCAATATACAATGCTGGCGCATTTACATTCTCTGGCACAACCATTACAGCATATTGGTCAGTTGAAAGACCGTCTGATGTCTTAATAGGCTTTTTACGCCCTTGTGCATAACGGAATTGGGTGTTGAGTGCATACGTGTTCTTTGCGTAACGTACAGCCTCATTCTCACCCCCTTCAACCTTTGCTTCTGTCTTATTACCTTCGGTAGTTTCAAGCGTAGTAGAACCTTCTACTGGCGGATATTCTATTTTAACCCACGTTTCTTCGCCTTTTTTCTTTATATATATAGTGGGTTCACCCCACGATAAAACGACTGCCATAATCTTAATTGTTTATTTGTTTGTAGATTAATTGATTGTTAATACAATGCTCGTTAGTACTTGATACGGCAAAAATTGTTTGACTATCTAAAACAAACCGAAACCCTGCACCTTGGTGTACAGAAAGTAATTCAGCTGCAATGCGACTTAACTCACCTAACCGCTTCGTGTCTTCTTCGTACCATGTCTCTCTAAAAAGGTCTGACACATAGATGTTCACGTTTATTGTAGCGGTCTGCATCTGTGCGCACTGATTTGCAAGTATCTGAATTGTAATGTCTTCTGTCCCTGTTTTTGTTGCAATTGTTGAAGCAATACCAACAGCACGTGAACGAACACCTGTAGGCTTGTACGCCTTTCCTCTGTCTGATAGAGTAGGGCGCACGCCTTTACATAACTTACCTGTAATAGCACGGTCAAGCGCACTATCTTTAAGATAATTGTAGATATCGTTACGTATGTCTATCTCTGTCTTCATTTTAACTTACAACGCATTTAAAGCACTCTGTATCGCTTTGTTTATATATTCATCAATTAATTCTTCTGCCCATAATCTTGTACTTTCGAGCACGTCTTTATTTTCCATCTTTTCCACGTATTCCGCATAATCCATACCTGCTACTACACAGAGAGCGAATGTTGTTGCATATTGTGTAGCAAGATAATTGATAGCTTCCTTACCTGCTTTCGGTCCTTGCGTTCCGTCTTTTACTTGTTCAAACGTTGATGCAATTTTCTGCCTACCCTGCTCCAGAACAGCATAACCTATTGAACTTCTCAGATTACCAGTTCGGTCTATCCAGTTGTCTTTGCGCTGACGTATGCGCCTGATACATTCTTCTCCAAGATATGACAACGTTTTCAAAACAGCTTTGTAGATTAATTCTTGTGCATGCTGTAAGTAGTCGTCTATCTCTTGTTGCGAAGTAGCCATGTTTATACCCATAACTTGACGTATGTTTTGCGCCTTGCGACACCTATTACAGATAAGACTTCTTTACGGTCTTGAAAATGCAGACAAACCAAATCTCCTTCAAGGAAATTTCCGCAATCGCAATCAAGCATAATTTCGTATGAATATGCTATAACCTTTCCGTTGCCGTACTCAGTTGAAGATGCCTTGCCAAGCGGTTTGATGTCGCACGGAATAAGGTCTCCCCATTCTGTACGCTCTTGATGAAAATCGCCTTGTGCGTCTTCATATCCTGCTGTGCGTATTGCTCTCTGTAATGTCTGCTCACCGTATATCATAAGTCCTCACCCATGTAACCACGACCATAGAAATATGTAGTATCTTCTGCTTCTATATTTGCGGTTATCTCGTCCGCTTTGCTTTGCAAGTCTGCACGTTGTGCGTCTGTCAGTGTATAATTTACATCACCCTCTGTAACATTTGGCGCAAGAGCTAACCAACGATACAAGTTGGCAACAACTGTTCTGTATTCAACACTCTTGCGAATAGTAACAGTAATATCTTCTGATGAAGTAAGTCCTACCTCGTCAAGATAATTTTCTATTACCACTGCTGGTATTGGATAAAGAGATATTGCTTTCAGTGATTGTAAAATGTTCATGCTTATACGTGTCAAGATTTGTTTTACTCTCCGTTATTCCAGCCTGTAGTATTCGTTGTGTTTATGAACACCAAAGAATTACGGTTTGACAATGCAGGTTGCACGTATGCTTCTGCCATCGTTACTTCCAACATTGGGTTCAATTCGCTGTACACGGTCAGCTTGTAGAACGAACTCTGCGCTTGTGATGCGTCTGTGTTTGGCACCATTGGCACAGACTTGTAATAAGTGTAACCAAGGCGTGGCACAGGTGACATTACAACTACATTCTCATTCCACGGTTTGAGGGTGGTCTTTGTACCGTCTTTAGCTTCGATAGTGGTATAACTATCAATAACCAAGATTTGCGGCCAACCTTTCCCACTCATGTAAGTGTTGATGCTCTGCAAAGAAATCATGTCAGCAGTGACCAAAGTCTGGTCGTATCTCGGAAACATGCGCCTTGCAACACTTTCTTGCAACAGGAGTTGGTCAAACTTCGCTTGTTCCATGATAGCATACAAAGGCTTTGCGCCGCCTTTGCGTGCGATTTTCTTCTGCCATATAGCCAAGTCTTTCAGACCGTCAGCTTTTTTCGCATCGTCCCATTTAACAAGAACACCGCCAAAGTTTTCTTCTGGTACGTTAAAGTTAATCTCGTCAGCGGTAACCATGTCACCGTCATACTCTTTCTTGTAGGTCTGCTTACCAGTGCAACCGACACGCAATGCGTCTGCTTCTACACGATAGTTCATTGCGTCATTACAGAACTTGACATCATCATACACCATGTCAACAAGATAACGTGCTGTCGCAGGGTCTCCAGACTGTGCGGCAAGTACAGTCAAGTCGTTATATTCGTTGATTTCGATTTCGTCTTTCTCACGACTTACTGCAATTTTGCCAAGTTTACCACTCCATGAGCCGATGTTCTTACGTGTTTTCTTTGGTGCTTTAGCATTAAACGCAACACGGTCTGCTGAAACAGGAATACCTTCATCACCTTCAAGACCTTTGATGTCAAAACGTGGTGTGTATTTCAAAGGGAACAACTGCCCCCAAGCAAGTCCAAGACCCGGTTTGTATGAGTTTACTGTAACCTCTAAATCTTTGACCTCCAAGTCAAATAATGGTTTCTTCATGTCTGCCATAATACATTTCCTTTTTAAACAAGTTTAATAGTTGGCATCAACGCAACGATTTCAGGAGCAATGTTTGCAGTCTCTTTACGAAGATTAGCACCGTTAATTAGACGCACACTCTTATCTCCTTCGTTACCTTTAACACTGTTACCAATCACATATACAGGTTTAGCCTTTACTTCTGCACTGTCTGCGCTTGCGCTCTTTGCCTCGTAAAGAACTGTACCTGCTACTATATTTACCCCGAGCGTTACGGTTACTTTGTCGTAATCCTCGTTAGTAGTGTCTACAGCTGTACATGCTACAGCCAAGTTGCCGTGACCTAACACGTCACCTACTGCAATGCCAGAACCCTTTGCAATCTTAATGGTAGTATCACCTGTTGCAACAGCTTCAACAAGACGAAACGCCTTAATCAATGAAAAAGAGCCGTCCGTGTTTTCACTAACTGCTGTGCCTGCAGGAGCATCATAAGCAGGAGCTTTTATCATACCTCCGCTTGGCTTTTCCGCAAACACCTGTTCAATAACAATAGGGTCTGTTGGTGCAGTTTTGTTGAATTTAAAATTAACTTTCATCTCTACTTTCTTTTGGTTGTTTACTCTGATGAAGCAAGACCCTTGATAGCACTTGTTGCCGATATTGTTTCTTCTTTTAGCTTTTCGGCCAAATAAGGGTTAATTGGCTTTGAAGGTACAGTTCGTCCGCTCTTTGGTGGTGTAATTGTTGGAGTTCGTCTGTTGTAGTCCTCACTCAATGCTTGAACCTCAGGAGTTACTTCGTCTATCCAAGATTGAAAATCGTCATCGTCTTTAAAACTTAACCGATTAAAGTCCTTTTCATAACGTTCCCTCAACTTTTGTGGCGCATCTTTCAACACACCTTGCAATGTTTTTTTGCGTGATGTTGTTTGCCGTTCTGAATTGATAGCACTAATCTGTTCCTCCAACCGTTTGTTCTGCTCCATAAGTGCCTTAATGTAAGGTGGAATTTCTTCTTCTGTTGGCTTTGGTGGTTCAGGTTTCGGTGAAGGTGTTCCCTGTATAGGCTTTCCGTCTTTCAGATTATACTTCTTCTCATAGTTAGCAACAGCAGATGTAACCGCTTCGTTCGTGCGACTGTCCGCATAGCTTTCTAACACTGACTGAAATGTCACCCCATCTACAATGGTTTGGATTTCGTCTTCTGATTTCACAGTCTTGCTGAGTTTTTCTGCAACCCTGTCTAAAATGTTAGCTTCAACCCCCTCAAATTTGGTTGCCAAGGCTTCAATAATCTTTTTTTTCATCGGTTTGTATTATTGTTATATATTAGATGTTGCAAATATAGACTAAATAGTTAATTTGGCCAAACGAAACGGGCGAAAAGTTTTGACAATAACACAAAAAAAGGCATGCAATAAAGTAAGCAGTACTAAAAAGTCTATCTGTTAAAGTAGTCGAGTATGTCCATGCTTTCGTTGTAATCTTTAGTCCAACGTATTTTTCCGTCTTTAACAAGAATGAATTGCGGAAAGCCTATATAATGAATTTCGTTGTCTGTGAAGATAGGCTCATAAACGTTGTGGTTTTGCCACATTCCAAGGCGTTTCACACTGTGGAAACCGTTTTTTCGTGCTAATTCTAATATTTTTTTCATGTTTTCTTTTGTAATTAAAATTAGTTGTTTAATTTTGTGTCAGTCATTGCGACTACCAGCTCTTAGGGACGAGGCCGAACACAGGAGTCGGATGTTAAGCGGAGAGGGCATTTAAAACAGGTGGGTTATTTCACCTGTTTTTTTATGACAAGAAACCTTTTAGCTTAGTCAGATATTTTTTGTTAAGAAATTCTTTCCTTGACAAGAATTTATATCTTCCATATTTGTTTAGAATATACATATCATTTACAAATATATGATTTCGTATAAGGTAATCTAATGCGCTACAAAATTGTCCTTTATCTGCTTTCGTAAGTTTAATCACGCAAATACTGGCTTGTTCAAATGCGTGAGCAACATCTATTTCTATTGTATTTGATTTTAATGATGCAGAATGCTTAAAGTCTGCAATCTTATAAACATCACCGTCTTTAATTATCGCATCAGCAGAAAACTCGTTGTTATATTCTGGCAAAAAGCAAACTGAAATACCTTTTTTGTTAAGGTCTTTTGCCATTTGTATTGTATTTTTCCATGTTTCACCTTTCATTGAACGATGATTTGAATAACATGTAGTGACAGCTCCACTATCTTCATTTATTATTTTTACGTTGTCATTTCTCATAATATTCTCAAATAATGTTCTTTTTTCTGACTTGTTTTTAATCTCCTTTAGCCGTTTGATTATTTCGGGAGAATATGGCTCAAAATCAATAGAACCTACATTCGTTATTTCTTTCCCTAAAATATTCTTCTTCCACCATTCACGCTGTTCTTTGTCTACAACAGGTGTTTGCAAATTACTTCCTGCTTTCTTAACAACGCCACGGCATATAATTGGATTTGGTTGCAGATTGTCTACACGATAGGCAGATAGTCCACGTTCAAGATCAACACAATTTCTTCCCCTTTTTGTTGAAAACTTCTTGAAGTCTGTCGAATTAATACCTGTCTGTGGGTCATAGAAACGTCTTGTACCGTCTTTAAATACTTCCATTGTAATAATGTGTCCGCTTTTTCTTTTGTCCCAAGTCCAATAAACATGATAACGCCCTGCTTCACTCGTCTTGTTGTAGAAGTCTTGCATTATCTCTTTGTCTGTTGAATAAGTCTTGCGCACATACCCTCGCTTGTCAACAGTACGCCCTGTGACTTGTTTCTTGCTGTTAATAACTGCTGGCATGTTGCCATCTTCTGTTACCCATGCGGCACGAGTATTTGTAGCAAGGACTTCACCCATGCAGATGCTCATGGTGTTGTTTTCAGCAGTGTTGCCATACGCTTCCACAGGCAAACCACGTCTGCGCAACTCATACGTTACGACAGTACTCTGGCAATTTATCCGATATTGTTTGTCTTCTGCATAATGTGGATTTGGTTGGTTAGTGTTCGCTTGTTCATGCTCCATGGGTTTTTCGATGTTTACGCCCACTATTTTTGCAAGTTTCTCAATATCACTAATACTTGTATTTACGTCAGTGCTAATCGCTCCAAACTTCAACCCATTTTCAATATTTCCGTTCTTAAAGTTGTCTTTTATCCAATACGGTACAGTCGAACCGTTTTTAACTCGTTCCGTGTTATCTGTAACCCACTTTGTGAAACGGCTTGGCATTGTTGTTACAGGCGTGCCGTATGGATTTACACCGCCTTTAAGGTCTGCTGTAAGCCCTTTAAAGAATGCGTTCTCATTCGGTAAAATTGGCGTTGCAAAACATCTGCACCACGGATGCCAACCACGAAATTTGAAGTCTTTCGGATAACGTCCCTGCAATGTGTCGCAAATGTCTGACACTGGGTGATTGTTTGGGCTTGTCTTAATCATTATACCCAAAACAAAATCCATCTGCTGCCACCGTGTGTAATCTGCTGTGCGGTACGCCATATTGTTTTCTGTCGCGGTCATGCGAAGTGCATTTTTGTAACTGCTTCTGTAGACACCTCTGCCAGGGTGGTACGCTCTTGCAGCTTTGCTTAGGTGCAGATTGTTTTTTGCGTCACGCACCTTGCGAAACAAGTTGTTAGGGTGTATCAAGTATTGGCGTACATCACGGCTTAAAACGTCTGCGCTATTACCTTCACCCATGCCAACGGTAATTGCTAACTCAAGTTCATTACGGAATTGTTTACTTACGTCCCATATACGGTTACTTAAATTCATGCCGTTCTCGGTGCGTGTGTTAAACTCTTGCAAGGCTTCAAGGTTGTGTTGTTGCCATTGTGCCGACAGCTCTTTTGGTATTTTCTTTCCGTTTGCAAGCGTTGTTATAATAACATCGTTTTTGTCGTTAGCGTTCGCCCATGATACATTGTTTCCTGTCAACACAACAGACTGCATCTTGTTTGCGAACTGTTTTAATAGTTTGTCAGCTTGTTTCTTTGTGTCGGCACGACTAAACGAAAACGGTTGCCCATTGTCAGGGTTATAGCTTGATTTTGTTGCAATGTGTACAGCTTTCCATACAGTGGCATTAAACACTGCACTTACATTCTTTATTGACCCTGCAATAATGCGACTTTGCTTTTTGTCGTGCTTGTCTTGTTTAGCCATGCCGTGTTATGTTATTCCGTTGGTAGTTGTGTAAGGTCTGAATATGCGCTTTTTTCTTCTGTCGCAATTTGTTCTATTTCTGCATCTTCATTATCTGCAAGGTCAAGCTCACGTATAGCGGTACGTTGTGAGATAATAGGCTTTCCGCCAGTGCCGCTTGCAAGATACTGAACACGTTCTGCAAGGTCTCGTATTTGATACGGTGTTATCTTTACTTCTACATCAAGGCTCTCAAATGCAGACGCAAGACTTGGGTATAATTCTTTCAGCATCGCACGCAACACATTGACCTCCCTGTCAAGATACTCAGACCACATTCCGCTTTCGTCCCCTGCTTTGAGCTGTGCGTCTATAAACATCATCTTGCGTGCTTCACCAGACATAGGGGTTGCTTTCATGTTCTCCATGCTCATGTCTGGCAATTGTAAGTCCATGAAATAATTTTGCTTTATTTCGCTAACTTGAAATTTCAAGCTGTCAACAGACTGTTCCCATGTTTGATAACCTGCTTTGTCATTCGCACCAAGATTGATAATGTTTCTGTCACCTTCTTCTTTGGCTTCTTTGCCGTATTTGCGTGGTTTCTCGGTAAACTCCACCCATGTAGGGCGGCTGTTCTTGCGCAAGTAATTTCCGTTGCGTGACATCGTGCGCTCAAGGTCATATATGTTCTCGCTTTTGTCCTCCCAAATCGGAGTTAAACGATAGCCATATACGCCACATATCTTGCCAATGGTTATTTGTTCTCGTATTTCCTCAACGTATTGCCCTCCGTCAGAACGCCAACGGACGTGTTCCGTGTCTGTGTACGTGTCAAAGTAAGATATGCGCTGTTGCCCCTCATTGCGTGTGTAGGCAACGCTTAACGCCACAAGGTCGTCGTATTCATCAAACAAAGGATATAGGAAATCATTATCCATAGGGCTAAACGTTCTGCAACGTAATTTCTTGTTTGTGCGTTCATTGCCGTATTCTGTTTCCACGTCTTGCGAAAACCATATTGTCATAACTTCACAGCTTGAATATAGTTTCCTTGCTCTGTCAAGGTTTAACGTGTCAATGCGGTTGCGTTTCAGCACGTCTTTTAATATTAAGGCAGCTGTTCTTTCTGCATCGTTGATTGGTTTAGTAATATACTTAACAGGCAAAGCAAATAACAATTCGCTCATGCGCTTTGTGGCAAGCCGTTGCCAAGCGTATGTAATGCGTGTGCGTGTAATAATACGCCCTCGCTTAACTTTGTCGGCAAACTCTGGCTCATACATTACAGGGTGCTTGCGTGGATTGTATTCTTTCTCTAATTTATCCCATGAAGGCACAGTAATAGCTTTCTTTTTCAATTCTGCGATTACATCAACCGCATTTGTTTGTTTTGTAATTTCTTCAGGTGTCATAGTGTGAGTTGTTATTGTGATTAATCATATATATCTGTCTCGTAATCATCTAAATCTTCGTCAGTGTGTTGTATAGATTGCTGATACATTCCTGTTGCACGTATTGCGTCAGGAAAGAACGTGTTACATAATGCGTCAAGTTCATCGGGCGAATGTCCAAGACGTGCTTTAATGTCATCTTTTGGCTCTATAATAACTTTACCGTTGCTTAGAAATGACCATTTAACAGATGTTATTTCTTCCATAAGTGAGCCATCTGGTGGTAACATAGCATTTGTATTATTATCAGGATTAAGCCAATCACGCACAGCCCAATGCAAGTAAGCACGCATGTTTGCAAACCTATACTGCCCTGTAATGTCGGTTAGTTCTGTCATTCCGTCTTTTGCACCTGCAGAATACTTACATGACTGTATTTGCATTTCGTCTACACGGCTATCCGTTTCTTGACTTAATTCCACCAAACGAGAATACACGCCTGCACCTTCACCAATTGTATCTATTGATATACTCATGCCAGAATGGGTTGATAGTTGATTGTAAGCCTTTCCTGCTATTGCCATGTGGTCTGCACGCCCTCCGCTGTTTATCTTGTCAAACCCTGCTACATAGTTGTTATAACGTGTGCAGAATACAGACGCATCACGCCCCATGCCTGCAACGTCAAGACCTATTATGCCGTTGTTGCTGTCAGTGTGGTTATACTGCTTCCATCGTTCTTGCGCTAACTCAACCCACGATTGTGGAACAAGAATATCTTCATCTACCTTAGGAAATTCACCTAAGACTTTCCTGCGAAAAAGGTCACTTGGTCTGTATGCGTGTCCTTCCCACATGAAATCGTTTTCCGCTTCACTAAATTCATTTTGTTGAATAGGTGTACACCACGCTTCTACCTTATCTTGTACCCATTCATAATCTACTTGCCCCGAATGTATAATTTTTTTCGCTACAACGTTAGGCGCACTTAAGGAACTTAAGCGGAATTTCTTCCACCTTGGAGAACTCTGTGAACGTGCAGCATAACCTAATGTTGTATTAGGGTTAAACACTAACAACAATCGTGAATTACCTTGCAAATTACCCTCAATTGCTTCAAAGGTATCATCTGTTATACCTGTTGCCTCTGTTACAACAAACATTGTATTAGCAGCGTGAAAGCCTGACCATGCTTCATGGTTGTGCTCATCTGCTTTAAAGCCTGTCAAAAACCATTCCTCGCTGTTAGTTCGTATGTGTTGCGATAACAATTCTCCTGTAAGATGTACACCTTTGCGCTTTGCACGATTAAACAAACGTGCAATTTCTGGCATCATAATGTTTTTTACTTGTCGCTCTGTTGGAGCAGTCAATGCAACTTTCGTGTTCTCAATTAATTCTGTTGTACCTCGCTTCCATTTTGGGGTAAGGTACAGAAAAGCCAAGGCGATACATGCCGAAACGTAATCTTTTCCTCTTGCTGTACCGCTTCGCACGCTGACTAACTTGTTATTCTGCACTGCGTCAACAATCGCTTTTTGTTCGTTGTCAAGTTCTGCTCCTAATGCCTCATATATAAACTTGTTCCAATCTTGCGTCCATTGCTGCATTAGCAGACGAGCGTTTTCTAATTGATGTGTATGTCTATTAGTCAACGACATTAGTTCTCATTAGCACATCGGTAAAGGTTAATTCTCCTTCGTGTTCTATCTTCTCTGGAGCATACAGACCTAACAACTTTGCTTCCTCTTGGTTAGCTTTTTGCATTATCTCCAAATAGCGTGGGTCACCTTTAGCCCTAATTTCTTCTTTGCTTTCTTCTATTTTGTCTGTGTCAATTGCGTTTTGTCCATCGCTATTTTTGCTAAGAAACCGACCTGCTTTTTTGTTCTTGCGCTTTACGTAATCCTCTTTGGACTTTTCCCACATTTCTTGCGCTTCTTGTCGTATGCAACTATTACGTTTTAGCATAAGCTCAACAGCATCATTTGTGTTCTCAATTCGTTCTTTGCGCCATTCTTCTAACAAAGCTTGCACATCTGTATGTACTGTTTTTAGGCCGTATGTTTTCAAGTCAAGGCGTTTCATAACTTCTGCTTGTATTTCTCTGTAGGTGTAATCTTTCATTTTAAGTTCAGCTACAATAGTACGCCTTATTTCTGCTCTTCCTCGTTTTTTTCTGTATGTGTTTTTTTCTTTTGCCATAATTATTTATTCTTTATATATTCAAAACTCGCTGTAATTCTGTTGTACGATGAAGAATTATGCACTCCTGCGAACCTGTTCTGTATTATGCCTGTACGGCTTCCTTTAGAACATCTGCCGATGTGTGTGCATCTCCATAATTTGCTGTTCTTTAATCCATGTATTCTTGCAGGATTAGATGTTGTTGTTATATACGATTTGCCTTGCTTGGAGAAATCTTCAGCAACCCAATTACTTAGCGTTGTCCCAATGCCTATTCCTTGGAAATCGGGCAAAACAACAAGCCTATGTTCTTTCCATGTGTTTTTCTTCTTTGGGTGTGCGAAAGGCAACGAAGCACTAAAAGCCGCCAATTCCCCATTGCACGTGCAGACAAAGCATTTCGCTGCATTGTTGAAATTGTGACTTAGATAATGATACTTCCTGAATATTCGCCAATAATATTGCTTTTCTTTAGTGTTGTATATGGCGAGCTTGATGTCTGGTCTTTTTTTTTTGAAATATCGTAAGTTTTGAAGGTGAAATCGTCCGTGTTAAAGACCCAATCGGGCATTAACCAATCTTCAACGTCATAATGGCACGTGATAGCAATGAACTTACGATTTTGCTTGCGCAAAGCTTTCTGTATAGCGAAAGAAGAAACCTTTGCCACTGTGCGGTCAACAACAGATGTAAACTCGTCAAAAGCAAAAACTTCATGTTTTTCTAAAATACCTCTTGCAATATCACAACGCATTTTCTCGCCATTCGATAATACGCTGTATGGTTTCAGCCAGCTTGGCGGTGATGCAAACCCCACGCTTGTCAACGCCAACGTGATTTCCTTTACACTCGCATCTTTTGGCATATCGTCCAAAATTGACTCGTGCGTATAATCGTATTTCTCAATCAGCGCATCAAAAAACAATTCTTTTGCTATCGTTGTTTTTCCGCTTCCACTTCTGCCGACAATTAATCCAACGTTCCACGTCTCGGGCAAATCAATGCTCCCGACAAAATGCTCCTCAACAGAATTGCTTTGCAAGTCGTATGTACCCATGACAGATTTAACACGAAACGTTTCTTTTGGCTCGGACTTCCTTATAATGTCAAAATTCGGCATGCAAATCCCTCCTCTGTTAATCGGTTATATAATTCTTCCTGCTCTGTTTCGTTATTCAGAACGACTTCAATTCTAAAGGCATCTTCTATGCTGTCAGATAAATCTTTGTCTTGTCTCGGATTTTCTGCTTGCTCACGTTCTCCTTCGCTTGTCGTTTCATCATTTAGCATATCTATACCCCAATCGTTAAGGTCTGAGCTGTCCCACTTTTCTGTCAATTTATCATAATTCCACGTACCAAAAGAAGCATTGTCTTTTATAACGAATTGTTTAACTTCGTCTTTAGTTAAATCGTCTGCATTAACGATTGTCGCAACAGGATTTTTTTGCCATTTGCACCAATGGTCTACCAAGGCTTGCTTTGCTGTGTCGGTTAATTTCTGATAGTCTCGGGTGTCTTCCAGCATCGCAATCAATGCTTCTTTGCTCATTTTTGCAATCTCGTTTAATGCGTTTGTGCGCATGTTTCCACCTAAAACCATCATTGTCTTACTTACTACAACAGGGCGCAATTCAAGCATTTTCGGGAATACCAAAATCGATTTAGTTAGTAATTGGAATTTTTCACCCGAAATTGTTCGAGGATTTTCAGCATTAACTGCAAGCTGTGATAATTTAACTTGTGCTGTCTTCATAATCTTTTATAGTTTAAACTTCTACAAAAATAACTAAATAATACATAAAAACAAGAAAAATAGGCCGAAAAGTTACCCAAACGAGCTATTTTGGTTGATGTTTTGCAAAAGACGAATGCTATAATATAACACTCGTCTGTTAATTTAACGTGAATACGCCTCAGTCCATGCAAGTAAAACAGCATCACGCCCTTCTTGGTTTGTTCTAATGTTCTGTTTTGTTATGCTGTTTAATTCTTCTGCTGTTATCTTACGGTCATGACCTTTCCAACACTTGCGCAATGGCGGTCTTATAACAAGCGGAATGCCTTTGTATTTAAATACTTCGCATAAGTGTATGCCTGTTTCGTGATTACGGCCAACTGCATTGCCTATAGCAGCCGCATGAAACCGTGAACGTTCTCTGTTAATGTGCCAATGGCTACGATTAAGCCAACCACCTTCAACAACTACAAGAAAATTTTGTTTTTGCATTTTCGCTTTTGCGTGCGCAACTTCAACATAATCAAGTGTTGGAGCGAATGTTAGCGTTTTAACAACAAGCTGCTTAGTTTTAACATTAAGCAATGCTACTCCGTTCTTGTCAACGTCAGGGTCTATTGCAATAATAACATCTGCCATTATAGGTATTTCTGATGTTTGACTTTTACTGGGAATTCGCAACACGGGCAGTAAACAAACGTTACTTGTTGTCTGATTAATCCAAAGAGTTTTTTGCAATACAAATTAGTTGCGTTGGTTCTGTCGTATTGGAATTGTGTGCCACAGACTTTACACGTGGTAATGGGCAGTGCGCCTTGTGTTAATATTTTCATTTTTGTTTAGTTTTGAGATTGTTAGTTACCCATGAGGGCGTTTCGATAAGTTCGCCATATTTTTCAACTAAATCGTCTACTTCCTTTTCCATTTTGGCTCGCAGGTTTTTTATTTTCAGCATATCTTCTTCTGACATTCGTGGTGCGCCACTGAGCCATGATTTCAGATTGATATAGTTAATTTTGTGTTCATAGGCGAAGATGTTGTACTCTACCCATTTGTAGAGTTCCTTGGATAGGTTTTTGTATTTTGTTGTGAGTTCCGTTGCGTGGTCAACGACATAGCGGACTTCATCAAAAGAATAGGCTTCACATTCGGTTATCCAGACGGAGTAATCGGCAGTCCATTCGCCTTGCTTGCCAGTAAGCTTCATAAATCTGCATTCATATTTGTGGCAAAGGGCTTCGTATTGTTGGTTGAGTGTAAGTTGTGCCATGAGTTATTCTTTTACTTTATACGGTTCTACGAATTTAAAAAGAAGTTCTGATGCCCTTTGTTCAACTTTGTCAAAATCGTAACGAGTACCATCCGATGCGATTAAAATCCTTCGGCCGTCAATTACTGTTGAATTTCCGTTGTCAGCTAAATTAGATAAAACCACCAGCTCTAATAATTCTCTTGTTTCCATTTTTCAATCGTTTATAATTTTTACATTAGATAACTTCGTTTTATACATTGTGTTTTCGCGCACTTTGTTATTTTTATATACACATTTATTATCTGCAACATCAGCATTGCCTCCGAACCAAATTCCGCTCTCGCAATAATTGTTTTTTATTAATCTGTTGGTATTAGGAATACCTCCTGCATACCCTCTCGGAGTTTTTGACGGGTCAGCGCATCGGCTTGAAATAGCATAACCTGTCAGGCAATTGGTAATCCTGTTATTAGACACTTCAAAATTGTAAGCACCATCATCACAATAAATCGCATGATTATTGCCACGGCCATTATAGCCTTGAATGGTATTATCTTTAATTGTAGCAAATGCGCTGTTGGCTGCAAGATAGATAGCACCCGTATCGGTCACAACACCCTGATTAGCAAGTAACCTATCTAAGGTTAAGGTATTACTTATAACCAGCACACTCGGACATTCCTTAAACAAAGCCTTGACCTTGCCGACCCTGATGCCAAAACTGCCATAGTGGCGCAGACGGTTATCTACAATAACAGCGTCACCCTCGCAATCAATAGCCCCCGTATTCTGCCTCCCTTGATTAACGTAGCAAAAATGTGTGTCACGCACATAGATACTACCCTTAGATTTTATTGCAGATTTCCACGTTCGACAAAAATAACAGTCTACAACAACCACATTAGATTTACTCTGTGCGTTTATGCCAAATTCCGTGCAGTACATCACGACGCATTTGTCAAGTCGGAGATTTGCCTTAGGAGAAACAGTTATACCTCCACGCAACTCCATATTTTTCATCTCGACCTTAGCCCCCGATTTCAAAGTCAAAATGTACTTGCTGTATTGTCTTTCGCCACAATAAATTAACCGATATTCAGTAAATTTTTTACTGTTGCCCTGATACCAATCAAAGTCCACACAATAGTCCGTGCCATAAGACCTAAAATAAATATACCCATTGTCGTATTTTACAATCGGCCATGTATATGCAGTCCAACCGCACGAAAAATTAATAAACTGGTATTTTTCCACCTCGCATTGTGATAGGTGCGTTGCCACCCTGAACACACCAGCTCCTTTTTCCGACAGTTTCACCTCTGTCCCGTCCTCATGCTCAATCCTCGACCCTGCAAGACGCAAAGAAGAGCAAGACGCATCTTCGTTAAGCGCAAACCCCTGACGTTTTTGCCTGCAAAAGATGCGATGCCCGTCACCGTCGATGGTGACCTTGCTGTTAATCTGCAAGGGAGCAGCACAGCTGATGTCCTTGTCAAGCACAATCTCTTTCTTGCCCTCATTTAGAGCCTTGACCAACTCCTCGTAATTCAGCACATGCGTCCTCTTGTCCTTGTTAAAAAGACTCCAAATAAATTTTTTGATGTTTTTAATTAATCTTTTCATATCTTTATCTTGTAAGTTATTTTACGTAAAAATAGGTAAATATTATAAATTATTTTATTATTGTCTTAATTTTTATAAATAGTATCAAGAATTTCTCTAAAATTAGGATTATCTATTACTGCTTTAGCATCTTCTTTTCTATTAAAAATAACACTTATACTAAATTCAAGTTGTACATAGTCCACTGAATAAAC